AACGCGTCATGCTTTCGCGCATTTTGGACTCGGGAATAACGTATTCGCCCTGACCGCCTTCACCGACAAGAGCGCGAGTTGGACTTGAGATGTAACCACCACTTGCTACCGCTACGCTGCCCGGGCCAAACGGGTTTATACCCTGGTCAACTCCGTTGATGTTTAGACCTAACCCGGTTTGGCTAGCTCCCCCGGGCATAGTTGATGGTGGCGTTGTAGATTCCCCGCCGCCCATTCCAGCAAAGGCGCGTGCAATCCCAATCGCGATATAAGTTGCGATCATTTGGGACGCCTGTTGTGCCAGCACATCTGCAATGCTTCTCAGCATGTCGGCAAATACTTGTTTGACTGATGTCGCTCCAGTAACCAACCCCTGCAAACCGTTGACCAGTGAACCGCCAATTGCATTGCCAATACCCTGAGAAACATCAACAGCAACTTGCTGCAAGTTATTTAGGTCTTCAGTGGCTTTACGAATGAACGCGTTTAAAGGCTGTTGCGCTACAGCCAGCTGCTCCATGATGCTGCCAGCCTGCGCTAACTGATCGCCTTTCAGTCCTTTGTCTTCAAGTTTTTTCAGCTCTCTTGCAATCTTCAGGCGATCTCGTTCCGCTTGACTTGTCGCCTCTGTCATCAGAAGCTGATGCTCAAGACCTTCGATCGTTGTGTCAAAAAGTTCCTGGCGCTGGCGCTGTTCTTCCGTAATGTCACGCTCAGTTTGACGCTGCGCTGCAAGCTTTTCAGTCGCTGCATTGATGTTGATCGCATCAATCAATCGCTGGTCTTTGACCTTTGTTAGATCTGTTAGACGCTTGGATTCAATCTGAGCAATTCGTTGCTCACCTTGTAAACGAATAACAAGCTGTGAATCGCTTGCAGCCTCGGCCGCAGCAATTTTGTCCTTAAAGGCAGAGATCTCAAGTATCTTCTGTCTTTCTTGCTCAAGTGCTGCCAGTTTTTGATCTAAACGTGCCTTGTCCTTGGCAGCTTTATCCCCGCCACTGACTGAAAAATCTCTTCGATCTTGTTTTGTGACTGGGATTGAAACGGTTGTTTGCCTTAGGCCACCCATTTCCTCCAAAACTTGCGCTTGAGCCGCTTGAAGCGTCATTCTTTCGTTTTGCGCCGCGCTTCTTCCCTTCCCAACCCTGCCCTGCAACTCCTCAACTCTTGCCTCCGCTGCAGAACGTTGTTCTGGGTCAAGATCTCCTAAGAATGCGCTAAACTTCCCGCCCTGCGTTAGCCGTCCCAATAAATCATTTACGGCCTTCAGGAACATGTCCAAAGGCCCTGAAACCAACGCAAACAGTTGCGTTGTCAGCTCATTCCACAGTTTTGTTGTCTTGCTTGTGGTTTTACCCAGCTCTTGCAATGAACGGACCCCTTCATTGCCAATTAATTGAGTTAGTTCATCTGTCAACAACGCCGCTAGTTCTTCGACCCTGCCTTGCTCTTCAAGCTGGAATGCTCTTTCTTTTATCTGTTCAGTGCTAAATAACGACTTTTCACGTACCAACTCCAGCGCACCGCCGGTTGAGTTCAAAGCTTGGCCCACCTTCGCCGCTTCTTTCGCAAATGCTTCGACCTGTGCAGTGATTGCACTAGCAGCAATTGCCCCGCCTAATCCACCTGCCGCTCCACCAAGCCCCCCGGCCAATGCCTGGATTGGACCGCCACCAAATAACAGTGGGAAGCCAGCGCCTGTTGCGATGTCTTGGAATTTTCTGGACCTCCCCGAAGCAGCAGCTTTTTCTAGCCTTTGGCGACTTGCAATAGCGGCCTTATCCCTTTTAAGTTGATCTGCGGCAAACTTTTTCTCTGCGTTTGCGACATCACGCGCCGCCCGTATTCGTTGATCGCGTAAAAAACGAACACGTTTTATATTTGTTTGCTGAGTTTTTTGCGCTTTTGTTTCGCGTAAACGATCCAGGTCTTCGATACTTCGCCTAATAAGATCGGCTTCTTCTTTCTGAGCACGAACACCAGCGGCTCTCGCAGCTGTCGGCCTTCGCTTGCCCGATGCAGCAAAAGGGTTTTGTAGTTTTTCTAAACGTTTTTCTAATTCCTTAAGTTCACTATCCAGAACTTTTACGCGAAATTCGATCTCGCTCTGATAAGCCACAGCACCTCGCGCAAACTTATCGCAGTCTACCTTCGACGACGAGCTTTTCGCATCTCCGCTTCTTGGTCCTCATTGACAATTTTAAAATACGCGCTCCAACCCAAGACCTCTTCTGCAGTCATCGTCGACCGTAGCTCCGACAAGCTCATACCAAGCTCCTTGGCAATACCAAATTGCAGCATGAGCCAGTTGTCCTTACGAAGCTCGGCGCTTAGGATTTTGGGTCGATTGCCTCTTCTTCTTCGTCTTCAGTCAAAATTGCCAGCATCAAAGCCTGCAAATCCTTATCCTTCACCTCGTTTTTCAATACATCAACTTCACCAGCCAGAAACAAAGACTCCCCCACTTCATCCTTAGCTTTCGTAATCAGTAGCTGTAAAGCAAACGCATTGGCGTCATCCGATCCAGCACGCTTTTGGGCGCGTTCACGTTCTGCCATCGTCAATGGCGTAACCCACATCTCAAACTCGCTGTCATCTGAAAGAGTAACGACTCTTTTTGTTGCTTCTAAATTTGCGGCTTTCTTGAGACGGTCAATGGCGCGTAATGCCATGAGTTACAACTAATTGTCTTACTACACTAGCACTAAAAAAGCCCCTAACAATGTCAGGGGCCTCTTTATCATCAATCGACTATTAGCTCTTAGCGAAGTCGAATGTAGGAGCTGCAGTTGGACGGAAGTTAATTGATACTGCCTGTGCGTCGTCAGGAGTAACTGAATAACTTGCGGAAGTCAGCACTGCTTCCATTGAGATGGAGCGGCTAGCTGCATCGTCTGGCGTACCAGCTGAAACAACTGCGTCCATATACAGCTTGAAAGTTGCGCCAGCTTGGTTGCGCTGGGTAACGTCTTCAATCAAACGAGCCGAAATGCCGGTGTCGTCGTCGGTGAAGTAAACCTCAGCTGAACCTGTACCATCCGCAAAACCAGAGATAAAGGTTCGGAATGGTGCGGTTTGGCCCAGTGTTCCACCAATGCTTGTTACATCGATTTCTTCACGGGTTACTTCAAAGTTCCAGGAGCGCACATTCGCAACCGACTGGAACTCGGTGTAATTAATCCCAAAGGCGCTGGTGCCGTCAGTTCCGTCGTCTGCCAACGCAAGCTCACTGCCGCCTGCCGTAGCAGCAAATGTGGCTGCTCCGGTAGAAGCCGTATAGGTCAGAACGAAAACAGGAGTCCCTTCAGCTAAGCCACCGGGGAGAGTGCCCCCGCCAGCAGTAAACGAAACTTTGTCGTTTACTTTGAAGTTCAGAAACGTTCCGACTTTGATGGAATCGCTAGCGTTAGTGACATCTGCAGCCTTGAAGGTTCCAGATGTGCCAGCTGGCTTGTAATAAAGGGCTCCAGAGGTGCCCGAAAGGACGGTAGCCATTCGTGGTACTGAGAATGGTGGACTTACGGGCGAAACCCGGACTCATACAGCTTAGCGTGCTGTCAGCAAAACATCTAATCCTGATCCTCTGCGACAAAAGATGTGTCAATGCGGCCTACTAAATGCGGACTTGCTTCAGTTGTTGAGAACGTGGGTCCATTTATCGCTCCAGGCCGCATGTAAATGCCTGAACCATCTCTGGTTGAGGCAGATAACCCCAGAAGGGTGGTAACAGCAGTGTCTAAAAGAGTTTGGCTTCTTGCAGGCCCTTTCCCTTTTTCGCTATAAACACGGACGATTACACTACCTCGCGCAAAATCTAAATTGCTAGTCAACGTTGTTTCAGTAGTTATACCAAACGCAATATTTACACGTACATATTCAGTGGTTGTGTTTGCTGGAGCTGCTGTAATGTTGTCAAAAAATACAGGGACAGCCGGACTAAGCGCACCAAATGCTGTCTGAATTGGGCTTTCTATTGTGGCGCGAATCTGCTGGTATCTCATCGTTTCGCCCTAAAGCCAAAGGTTACTCCTCTCCCAATAGCTTGCCCCATCTCACTATTGACATACCTTGTATACCAGTCAAGTTCAGCCGTACTTTCTGCCTTTCCGCCTCCAGCAGTGACATCGCCTCTAAACCCTGGAACAGGCCGAGAACCTTCTCTAACAACATCACCAGCAGGACGACCAATCTTTTTAAACTCGCCTACCTCTAAATCAAGTGCATACGCTGCATAAGGCTGTGTATTTTCAATGCTGAACTTTTTAACCCTTGCAGTCTCTCTAATAGATGTTGAAAGACTTGGAACATCTCCTAGAGAATACGGATAACCTCCGCCTGTTGACCCTGATGCTCCTGTACCTACAGGAACAGCGACCCAGCTGTCTTGGAAATCGCCACTCCATTCTGGGCCTGCGTCTGCCAAGTCATTCATTATCTCTACTGCTGCATAACGAGTTACCAGATTGACCAGCTCTCGCATATCTTGCGGCAATTTAGAGATGTCCTCTCTCCTTGCCATTACTGCGGCCTCGCAATAATCGTGTG